GCATCGGGAGATACCCGATGATATCGTACGCCATCTCGGGGTCTGTCTCGCCCCGCTGCACCCACTCCCACCGGGTGTCCTCGGGACTCCAGCGAAGGCAAATGGCCCAGTGCTCGCCTGTCTGCTCCAGAAACTTCATAAACAATCCGGCGTGGAGGGCCCGGAGCCGCGCCACCACATGGGTGGGCGGCTCGGGCTGGCCGGCTGCGTTCAGCAGCACGGTCACGTCTTACTCCTCGACGTACAGCTCGACCACGCACGAGATGTCGTCCGGCTGGACCGACACCGCGCCCACAGTCACAATCTCGAACTCCAGCGTATCGCCCGGATTGAGCGTCCGCTCCGCATCCGTCAGGGTGCTAGTCAGCGCCAGCGCAATCCCCTCGCGGGCCGTCTTGGCGTTGATGTCCAAGTTCGCCGTAAGCGTCACGGCCGCGTTCGCCGTGCTGTCGTACTTGATGAGCCGCGCCACGCAGGACGTGGCCGCCGTCGGGTACGTCCCCGCCGCCACAATCGCACGATTGATGTAGCACTTCGCCGGCATCGAGCCAACGGTGTGCGTCTGGGTGCCCGCCGCGAGCGTCCCGGTGTTGATGCGACCGCTCGTGAGCGGCACGGGGAAGACCCCCAGCCGGCCCGGCTTCGGCGCAAAGATGTTATAAGCCATGTGTTATCCTCGGGTTGGGGTGGGAGCCGAAGCCCCCACCCCGTCCCCGTGAAGGTTAGACGTGCGTGTAGCGCGCCGTGTCGGTGTACCCCGTGATCGAGCCGTGCGCGTTACGCGCCAGGCAGGCGAGGTTGCCGTACCAGCCGTAGGTCGTCTCGAAGGCGTCACGCCCCGAGAGCCAACGCCACGGGCCCGCGCCCTCGAACTCGACGAAGCCCCAATCCTTCGCATCCACCCACGAGAGCGAGGGGATGTGGAGGAGGTAGATGGTGCCAGCCGGGACGTAGTAGTCCTGCACGAGCGGCACGCCGCAGACCTCAAGGGCCTTGTAGCCACCCTTGATCGTCGTGCTGAACTCGCCGGCGGTGAACCGACGCTGCCCGACCATCGACTCCATGAGCTTCTTGGCGAGGCCCGGGGTCGTCATGAGCAGGAAGTCCTTCGGACGCACCATCGCGTCCTTGCCGCTGCGGCCAGAGATCTTCTGGATAAGGTCCCAGATGTCCGACTCGGTCGGCTGGTTCGCATCCGGCGTATCCGTGCCGGCCACGAGGCGCGTCGCGTCCCAGATGCCGTAGGTGGAGGCCGAGATGTTGTGCAGCGAGGCATACGACCCGCCGCGGTTGGTGATGTTGATGAGCCCGTTCATAGCGCTGTTGAACGAGGTGTCAGAGGCGGTCGCCTTGACAATCTTGTCCGTCGCCGCCATGCCCGAGATGGCCGTGCCAAGCGTCAGCGTGGCGTTGTCGCCGCTGTTGCTGATGGCGGTGATGGCCGAGCGGCCGAGCACCGCGTCCGACGACGAGGTGTCGAGGACCGCGATGTAGTCACCCACGGAGAGGAGGAGCGAGCCCTGGCCCGCGCCGCTCACGCCGTAGGGGGACGACACGATGATGCTCGTGGTGGACGAAGCCGTGCCGATGAGGGCGACGACGCCATCCGCCTTATTGTGGAGCGCCTGCTGCATGAGCAGGGTGGACGCCTCCTTGATCTCCTCCATCGTCTTCTTGGCGATGGTGGTGAAAGCGGCATCCTTGGACTGCGTGCCAACGAAGGCGAGGCCGTCGATCTGGCGGGTCGTGTACGCACGAACCACGCCGACGTTCGCCTGCACTTCCGTCGCGGTGGTGTCAGGCGGGAAGTACCCGGCCGACGAGAACGTCGCGCCAGCCGGACGGCCGGTCACGACATCGAAAAACACGTTGTTGCCGCCCCAGCGCATGTTGCGGGGGCCGCCCGCCCGACCCTTCTCCAGCTGGGCAAGAAGCGGGGTGACGAGGTTCTGGACCTTCTCGCGGAACTGGCTGTAAACGTTCTTCAGCAGACCAGTGAGTTCCGCATCCGTGATAACGGTAGGATTCGGCATGAGAGTGTGTGTGGAAAACTAGAGGTTAACGGATGGACGCCATGATTTCCGACATCGCGGAATCGAGGGCGTCATCCACGGTCGCCGGTTTGGCGGCCTTGGGCTTGGCCGGGGTATTGCTCGCCGCACGACCCACGGGCTTCGTGGCCTGCCCCACCGCCCGCTTGGCCTTCTGTGCCTCGACTTGCGCCTTGGCGACCGCGGCCTGCGCTTCCTTGACCTGCGGGGAAGGGGCAGACTCACTACGCCGGGCATGCTGCATCTGGGCCCAAATTGCCAGGTCCTGCACGATGTACTGCCGAGCGGCGTCAAACTGTGACGCGGGGAGATAGGTCTGCCCGTTCGGGGCGACCGCCGCGTGCAGCTGCATGGCATACGCCATCCGCTCTTCCAACTCCTGCCGCGACACGGAGGGGAGCGCCTCTGCAATCAGCTGGATTGCCGGTTGCACCTCCCCCGTGTAGAACTGCTGTCCTGCCTCCGTGATGCGCTGCATCTCCGTCTGCACCCGGAGGTCCTTCACCTGCTGCTCGGCCCGCTGGGCTCGCCGCTCCGGCGAGTTCTCCTGCGAGAAGGCGTCCCGCACGGCCAAGAAATAATCTTCGTCGGTCAGAAGGCGCTCCAGCTGGGCCTCCCGTTCCTCGATGAGCTGGGACAGCTCCTCACGCTCCGACTTGAGCGACAGCGCGTCCCGCTCCGCCTGCTGCATCTTCTGCTCGCGCTCTTCGTTGTACACGCCGAACTGGGCGAGCTTGACCACCTTGTCCAAGCGGTCCTGCCGCACCTTGCCGTTCGCCTTGTACTCGACGATGAGGTCCGGTACCTCGACCTCACCCTCGGCATCCTTGAGCGTGAACTCCGTCGCCAGCCCTTCGGTGACCGTCGGCACCGCGACATAGCCACCCGGCAACTCCGGTGTGGCCTCCTCGGTCGTCTCCTCGGTCGCCTCTGCTTCAGAGGGCTCGGCGTCTTCCGTGGTGTCTTCCGGGGTGACTGCCGTGGTATCTTCCGGGGCCTCAACCGCCGCAGCGGCTGGGGTGTCGTCCTGCGTGTCAGCGGGAGCCGGCACGGCGGGCGTGGGGGTGGCACTCGCGGTGGTGTCCGCGAGGGCCGCCGACGCGGCGTCGGCCAGAGCTTGCTGAATGTCCATCGGTCCAGCTCCTAAAATTGGCGCGACAGGGTGTCGGACTGGCCCGCCAACATCTGATCCGGCGACTGGCCCATCTGGGCCTCCTGCAGGGCCCCAAGGGCCCCAATCGGCGGATTATTGCTGGCCAGCGGCAGCTGTCCCGCGGGGAAGGAGGGCACACCGGTCGGTTGACCGGGGCCAGCCGGGGGTGCCCCGCCCATCGGCGGAGCCATCGCCCCCTGCTTCTGTGCGGCCTGATTCGCCAAGGCCGTCCACCGCTCCTGCGCGGCGGCAATAATCTGTGGGTCCAAGTCGTCCTGAAGCAGAATCTCCCGCTCCAGTACGTCCTGATGAATCGCTTCGTTGTCCTGCCAGCGAAGCTCGGGGACCATCGCGCCCATCCGGATGGCGTCCGCCACCCGCTTGGCCCGTGCCTCCTGATCCTCGTCCGGACTGGACATATCCCGCGCCACGGCGAACATCTGTCGACGGCGGTATTCCTTGATGTCGATAATGCCGGACTGCAGCCAGTTGTCGAGCAGGTAGAGCCGGAAGGCCATCGGCATCGGCATCAGCGTCGCGGGCTCCACCCGGACATCCGACTGCCCGTCGAGGTCCGTGGACGACACCGCCCGAGCGAGGTCCGGCCGGCCCTTGCCGACCGCGCCCAGCGCCCGCGGGACATCGTAGCCCCACGCCATCCCCGCCATCGCCACCTTGCACCAGTCCGTGAACGCCTGCGCCAG